AGAGAGATGTTTCAACTATGGGATGTATGAGTATTGATAAGACCGGCGATTTTTACCGGCGTGTAAATTAGAAAAGTGAAATAGGAGGACTGGCAAAATGTACGACAAAAGAAAACGGAGAAAGAGAAGACACAACACTAGAAGATGTAAAAGAAAATTGAAGAAAATGTATAACAATGGATATGGAGCTGTGTGTGAATTCGATGAAGATAGCAGAGGTCGTACAGTTGCCACACCATATTATTGCCGGTGCTATAGAAGCAAAATGTCTTCATACTGCAAGAAACTCACAAATCGAAAAGTAAGGCGTTATAAAGGTGAAATTCATAAGGGCGGTAATTACAGAAGAGTATTCGATATGTGGTGGGAATTAGATTAGGAGGTCAAAATGGAAGTTCGTGAATTTTTGGAATCATTAGGTATGGATCTGAAGAAACCAATTGCACAAGACATTTATGATGGGCAAGGAATAATACTTGGTGAATATGAAAGGTTCTTAGAATCGCAAACATCAATGGCTGCTGCAATGAGTTTAGCTGAAGTGTATGCAAATTGCAATAATGCTTATGATGAAATGAATAACGATAGGAAAATTAAGTTGCTTAAAAAGAGCATTAAGCATTGTAGAAATCCACTTGAAAAGAAAGGGTTGGAAAAACAGTTAAATAAAGCATACAAAGAAAGGAAAAAGCAAAAACATGAAAAATAATAAAGCAATAGAATTGACAATAACACCTAATTATGTTTCTGACTGGGATTTCTGTGATGCCGTAAGAGAACTTATCCAGAATGGAATTGACCAGGAAACTCTTGATTCAGAAAATGCGTTTAATATTTCATATGATGAGGAAGAAAAGACATTACAGTTATGTAGTCCGAAGTCATCTCTTGAAATCAATACATTATTACTTGGTTGTAGTACAAAGACAGATAATTCAGATACAGTCGGTCAGTTTGGTGAGGGTTATAAAATCGCAGCTCTTGTGTTAAACAGAATCGGCAAAACATTCACCGTATACAACAACAGTAAAAACGAAATCTGGATATCCAGTTTTGAGAAATCAAAGGTATTTGGAGAGCCGGTACTGACATTCAAAATCTTCGACAATATTACAGAAAATGAAGGACTTATCATTGAAATTGAGAATGTAGAGTTTGAGGAATACAAAAAACTTTTCAATGTTTGGTTAGACATGCCGGGGAGCGAACAGCACGAAAAGATTGAAACAACATATGGATGGATATTTACAGATAAAGATATGCAAGGAAAAGTATTTGTAAATGGACTTGCAATTGAGAGCAAAAGCGATAAGCACTTTGGCTATAATTTTAAGCCGAAATATATTACCCTTGAACGTGATCGTAAGAGCTGCAACAGTTGGGATATGAGTAGAGTTACGGCTGACATGATTTGTGAAGCTCTTAATTTCGGCACACTCAATATTAAAGAGGTTATTAAGATTGCGAAAGAAGGAAGATTCTCTGATATAAATAATCTTCAGTATAAAACATGGGACAGCAATGTTCAGAAAATCGGGCAAATGTTTGTTGATGAATTTGATGAAGAATACAGCGATGCAATTCCAGTAAGTTGCCAGTCTGATTTTGACCATGTAAAAGAAATGGGTGGAAAACCTGTTATCGTGCCATATGAAATCGCTCAGATTGTGTCTGATATCACGAAAGAGCGAATTGATAAACTGGCAGAAAATATATGGGGCAGTGGATTCACAACAAAAGAAAAACTGCAGCAGTGGCGTGATTTTTATAAAGACGAAATTTCCGAAGAAGCTATAAGACATTTCAACCAGATCATCGAAGAATTAAATTAGGAGGAACTATGGAACTTACACCTGAACTGAAACGCCGATTTTGCAAAAATTGTAATATTCCAATCTCAATTTTTGTAGAGCCATTTTTCACGGATCGTATCAAATTATTCTCTATGTATTATAACACGATAGAAGAATTGCAGAAATTCGTGAAATCAATTGAACCGTATGATTGTGAACAGAATTATTATGAGCATTACAATAAGACAAAAGATGCAGCTATCAATTTTATCAAAGGTACAGAAGGATATGAAAAATTCAACAACATGGATATGAAAGAAATTTCAAAAGCTATCTCAGAAATTCACATTCCTTCGTCTGATATCTATAAGCCGATAAACGATGGAAAAAGATTTATCAGTATTGATATGAAGAAAGCAAATTTCCATTCGTTGAAAGCATTTGCACCAGATATTTTTGATAATGCCGATACTTGGGAAGACTTTATGCGGAAGTTTACCGATGATGAGCATATTATCGGAAGCAAATATGTGAGACAAGTGATTCTTGGAAATTGCAACCCAAAACGGCACATTACATATGAAAAGTATTTGATGCACTTTATCATTCTTTATTTGGCTGAAATTGTTTCGCCGGAAGATATCGTATGTTTTTCAAATGATGAAGTTGTTATTAAAACAGACAATAATAAAAAATATGATATAAATGAAATTGAAAAATACGTGAAAAATTCATACTTTGGGCAGCATATTCCATTTAAAGTGGAAGAATTTAAGCTGGATTATCTGGGAGAAGGTATCGGATATATCAAACGATATGATGACGAGAAGTTTAAGTTGAAATGTGTTGACAACGATTATTTTCCGATGATCCTGAGATTGGTGCAGTCCGGCTATGTAATGCTCAATGATTTGTTCTTTATGCATAAAGGGACATTGGCAAGTTTTTATGATGTGCCGGAGAATGTCAGAAAGGTATTCAATTACAATAGTGTAGTATTAGAAGATGAATATGAAAATCAAGCTGAAAAAACAGGAAAAGCATTTAAGATGCTTGCAGAAAGATTGAGAAAAATGTAGCCGTAGAATGGTAGGAGGAAACGTGAAGTGACAAAAGAAGAGATGAAAGAATATTTAATGTCAACAGGATTATATGAAGATACAGATACAGATATGCTTTATGAAGAAGGAATGATGTCATCAGACAAAGCAGTTTCGGTAAAAGATCTTACAGCAAGATTTATTGGTGTTGATAAAGAATTTGATGGAAAACCGTGGAATATCATGCAGATTTTAACGAATATCCGCATGGTAGATACTGTAGATAGTAGAAGTGCAGAGAATGGGAAATTAGAAAAACTCTTAAAATGGATTACAAAGGAAGAAGAACAGAGAACAGAATTCGCATCAAAGTGTTTTGAAAAGAACAATGCTTTAGGTATGCATATTCATAATGCGGAGGCATCAGAGTGTACAAAAATCCGTTGGACAATCGAAGATATTTTGAATAGTGAAAGAAGTGATAAAATGGGATTCAATGAAGCGTATGTACTGATGAAACGTGGTGCGAAAATCAAACGCCCAGACTGGACAGGCTATTGGTATTGGTCTGAAGAATATCAGACTATCATGATTCATTGTAAGGACGGTCAAGAGCTGGATATCAGAGGTACAGAAAATGTAGGATTCACAATGGATAATATCTGCCAGAATGATTGGATTGAGGTGAAATAGGTGGAACAGAAATGTAAAAACTGTAGATTCTTTTGCAAGCTCAATTTATTTGCAAGATATGTCGGGACAGTTGGTGGTATGGGATGTGTGTCTGGTTGGAGAGTAGAAAAAATGCACACAAAATTTCAAGAATCGTGCGGATGCAATGTATTTCTAACAGATAATGGCATAGTCAATGAGACACTACCACATGATGTATGTGAACTCTTTAAGCCAAAAGAAACGGAGGAATGTGATTATGTCAAGAAATAAATATCCTGGATATTGTTATTGCTGCGGAGAATATGTAAAGCCAGGATTCGGTCATTATGAAAAGACACGGGGTAAAAATATGTATCGTCAGTATGGCAAGTGGCGCATTAAATGCGTTAAATGCGCAAGCGGAAGAACTGTACATGATACAGATAAAGAAGTATTACGTGTACAAAACTGGTAAATTAAAAACTGGTTTTATCCTTTTGGCAGTTTCTTCCCATGTTTCAAAATTAAAATCAGTATAATCGGGGCAATTTGAGTGTTTCTTAAAGGTAATAGATAAATCATCAGCAATCATGGTAGTGTAAATTATTCTGTGTAAACATCTCAGATTGATGATAAAATCATAGGTTTATAGAATACCAAAATATAATGTAATGGGCTGAATGGCATACTTTGCTGTTCAGCCTGTTGTTTATTTAGTAGCATGGATTCTATTGCATGTCAAGGGCGCCCGAGAAAATCGGGCGTTTATTTACCCTTGATATGCGATTGGATCTGTGCTTAATCGATATCCTCTGGCTGGATCCGATCCCCAAAATAGATGCATAACTGATCCAGTGTCAGACCCCAGTCCCAAGCCTTTCCGGTCCATTTTTTTGTAGCATCCATCATTGCCAGATAGAGCATCTTGAAAAGTGCATCATCGGTCGGAAAAATAGTCTTGGATTTCGTAACCTTGCGTAGCTGGCGGTTAAAATTTTCGATGGAATTTGTAGTGTATATTAATTTACGTATCTCAGATGGATATTTAAAATAAGTGGATAATTGTGTCCAGTTATTTCTCCAAGATCCAATGGAAGCAGGGTATTTTTTGCCCCATTTTTCTTCCAGATCTTCCAAGGCTGTGAGCGCAAGATCTTCTGTATCAGCTTTGTAAACCAGCTTTAAATCCGCCATAAATGGTTTTAAATCTTTGTAAGAGATAAATTTTGTAGAATAACGAATCTGATGCACAATACACCTCTGGATCTCCGCCTGTGGGAATACTGCATGGATGGCATCCCCGAATCCGGTCAATCCATCTACGGATACGATCATGATATCTTCCACACCTCTGTTTTTTATCTCGTTGAGAACGGACAACCAGTATTTCGCACTTTCATTTCCTCCTACCCACATGCCGAGAACCTCACGTTTTCCATTCAGTTTAACACCTATAGCAACGTAAACAGCTTTTTTTACCGTTCGATTGTCTTCTCGAACATGGAAATGTACCGCATCCATAAAAACAATGGCATATTTTCTTTCCAGCGGCCGATTTTGCCATTCTTTTGCGATAGGAAGGATTCGATCTGTCATATGTGATATCATTTCTGCTGATGCATCCACACCATAAACATCTTTGAGATGAGCGGAGATATCCCTTGTCGTCATTCCTTTTGCATACATAGAGAGTACCTGATCTTCAATGTTTGAGATATCTGTCTGATTCTTTTTCACAATCTGCGGTTCAAAATCTCCCTTTCGATCTCGTGGTATATCCAGATCGATCGTCCCCATTGAAGAGGTGACTGTTTTAGGACTATAACCATTACGGCTATCGTCTGTCTCTTTGTTCTTGTAGTCATACTTGGAATATCCAAGGTGATCATCCATTTCAGCTTCTAACATACCTTGCAGCGTTTCGCCTAACAGGTCTTTCAGCATGTCCTGGATATCCTGAGCATCCTTTGGTTGATAGTGTTCCAACAAGCTACTGATGAACGCTTTGCGTTCCGGATCCATTTTTCTTCTTCGTGCCATAAAAAAATCCTCCTAAATTGATATTTATTTTAACATCAATCCAAGAGGATATATAGCTCTTTTAGAGTTTACACAGAATTAATTACAGTCTCGCAATCATTACCTTATATAAATACTTCAAGTTGCCCTTTTTATCATATGCTTTTACGATTGAATTATCTAACCAAAAAGTACCAGGATATATTTCATAATCGAAACCGTTTTCTTTCCACATTTTTATTAAATCTTCATATATAGGTTGCATATTTTCCTCCAATAAAACCAGTTTTTCAAAAGAAGGAACAGGAAAGCATCAAACTTATAAATGAGACAATAAAGAAGTATAATGGGTATATTCCATATGTGCTGCAATCAACTGGAAAGGACAGTATTGTGACTGAGCATTTGTGTAGATTAAGCAATTACACGGTCAAAACAGTTTTCAATAATACCACCTTAGATTGTGTAGATACATATAGAATTGTCAATAAGCATAAAAATGAATGGATTATCACAACACCGCCGGAAGGATTCTATCAATATGTAGAGCGTGAAAACTTTATTCCTACCAGATTTAGTAGGGCATGTTGTTCACTATTCAAAGAAGGTAATCATATAAATCATTTTGACGATGTAGAAAAAGCTATATGGATTATGGGTGTAAGAAATGATGAAAGTAATGCAAGATCCAACAGACAAGATATTGAACATAATCCTAAATGGGGAGATAGAAACTGGATCGGGTTACTTCCTATTAGAAAGTGGACTGAATTGGAAATATGGTGCTATATCATTTTAAATAATCTTGAAGTAAATCCTAAATACAAAAAAGGATATAAAAGAGTAGGTTGCGCAATAGCGTGTCCGTATAGCGGTAAATCAACGTGGTATCTGGATAAATATTTCTATCCCAAAATGTATGATCGTTGGCATCGGATTCTTACAAAAGATTTCATTGAACATGGGAAATGGTGTACCCTGAATTGTACACTAAAAGAATATCAATACTAT